TGGCGACTGTGGCTGCACCACCGTTGGTGGGTCCTCCTACAGCTGTCTTGACAACCGCTTCGCGGGTGCCCAGACGTTCCCAGTTATGACCGTGAGAGCCGAGCCCCTTCTCCATGCACCACGGGCGGACCCGGGATGTCATCTGTTGGGCGAGGTGCCGGACGATCGATTCGTATGTCTCGATATAGACATTTTGTACTGTTACATTCTGAGCCATGATGGTCTCTCCTTAAAGCAAACAGGGATGATTGAATTACATCAGGTGCTCCGAAACGTATCGGGCCTGTTTGCCGGAGATGTTACTATTGGGCGCTTGCGCGTGCTCCGCATCTATCGACTAATTGCGACTCTACGCCGCTTCCCCGGGCTTTGCAAGTCTGTGCAATTCCACCAATTTCTGTTGCATCCCCTTGTACCGCGGATCTGTCTCCCGCATGCCCGTCATGTCCTTGAGCAGGACTGGAATCGCTTCGTATGCCTCTTGGATGGTCATGGTGGGAGTGGGCGATTTGCCGTCCGCACTGATCGGGGTCACGTCACCCTTGAACTGCTTGGCCACTTCGTACAACCAGTTCATGGTTTCCAGTGGGAGTTTATTGTCTTTGAACCCGGCGATCAGGGTCTCGGGGGCGTCTGACAGCTGCAGGTATCCGCGTATGAGCGCAGTCCGCTCATCCAGTGCCTCGCCCCAGTCAGCGCGTAAGCCCTGTCTGAGCGCACTGAGGGCGGTCTCAGCTGTGATCCCGGTCTCTTGCTCCTGCTTCGCCACGTTGGTGGCGAAGGCAGCGAACTGTTTGGCGGTCATGCCGGCCTCGAGGGCGTACCTGCGCAGGTTGTCTCCCTGGGCCTCGTCCCATTTGAAATCCTCGAGCTCAGGCAGTTTGTACCCGGCAACGTCCTCGGGGGTGCCCAACTTAGCCATCAGGGATTTGAGGCCCTCGGCGTCATCGCTCAGGGGCAACTGGGCCACGCCATCGACCTCGGTGAGTTTAGCGAAGAACGCCGCACGGTCCTCCTCAGAGGCGTCAGCCCCGGGGATCCGCACACTGGTGCCCACCAACTTGGCTGCATGCACCAACTTGGCGACCGCGTCTTCAGCCGATTCTGCCTTAGCCAGGTATGGCGCATCGCGCAGCGCCTCCGGTAGTGTGTCCTGCCATTTTTCTTCAGCCATGATTGTTACCTATGCTATTTGTTGGGGGTAGTCGGTGGGCACCTGAGTGACCTGTTGTGTGGTTTCTTGCCCGTATCGCCTTATGGCGTCGGATGTAGCTTGAATACGTGCCTTGATCCCGGGAGATGTCGCGGGATCCGTGAACTCAGAGTGATTGAGGAACTCTTGCGCAGCCTCTTCATAGCGTCCAGCGTTGAAATGTCCAACGGCAGTTGGAGATCCTCCGAGGTCACCCCGGTACTCGCTCTGAACCATCTCTGCCTGAAGGTACTCAGGGAGTCCATCGATGGTTGGTACCCGTCGGCGCGCGCGATCAACATGGTGTTTGAGTGCCGCAGGGAACCCTTTCTCAATCCAGTCGCCTGTCTGCCCCACACCTTTTGTTCGTACCCCTTTGGTGTCAAGATACTCATCAGCTACGTACCCCTCTTCCTCGACGATCCGCCCCTCAGTATAGGTCAGCGGGCGCCCCAGCTCATTCGCCACCTGGCGCTTGGCTTCCTTACCATACAGTTGTGTCATTGGGTATCATCCCTGAGCCAGACCAGATAGTGGTACGCGTCACGCTGGCCCACCTTGTACGCGGTTTCCTCGGGGGTCGCCCCGAGCAGGCTCACCGGGTCCCACGCCGCGGACAGCTCGCTCATCAGGGCTTCCCCGTCAGGTGTCTTCAACTGCCGGCTAATCTGCGACAGGACTTTTGACCTATTGGACGGTTCCAGTGGCAATGTTTGGATCCCCTTGTGCTAGTTGTTGTGCCTGCCCCAGGTCTTTCGCTGCGGCAGCTTCGTTGGCCGCGGCGTTGGCTGAAGCCTCGCGTATCTGTTCGTCCTTGCGCTGCTTGAAGTCCGCTTCCACGTTCTCGTTGGGGCGGGTCAGACTGGTGGGCAGGTTCAGGTTTGACGCTGCCTGTCTGGCGATGGCATCGTAGTCGGGGATCAGCAGGACCTTCTCTGCTTCTCCACCCATCTGTGCAATTAGTTGCATCTGTGTGATCCACCGCTCGACCGAGGCTGACTGGTCAAACTTCATGGATCTGCTCAGAGGACCAATGTACTCGATGTCGTAGTCGCTCATGTCGATGCCCGCCGGAGGGACCCCCAGTTCCCCTGCACGGTACAGCAGGTTGAAGGTGCGTTGCAGTAGGGGGTCGAGGAAGTCTTCCTTCAGGCGCGCCATGGTGCTGCTGAGAAGCCTCTGCATCAGCTCGTACCGGACCTGCACCTCTGTGGCGGTCATGGCGGGGGACTCTTTCATCTCCAGCTGGTCGATGTAGAAATACTTCTGAATGCTCATCTGCAGTCGGATGATTGAGGTCTCCACCGCGTCGAACCGGGCCGCGGACTCGAACGCCTTTATCTTTTCCACGTCCCTGACCACGTTCTGCGCCCCGGGCGAGAGGTCAAGGTTGTTGATCACTGCCCGCTCCTGGACCAGCAGGGCGGGATCTATGACCTTCTCACGGGACCTGATGTCCAGCTCAACGAGTTTGTTCAGGGTCAGGATGTCAGCGATGGCGTAGTGTGCGGGTCCGTTGCCCCACTTGGATTCGTCAGTGATCTCCCATCTGGGGATGAACGCTGGCATCTCGTAGTAGCCCCCGGACTTGAGGACCTCACCGTCCTTGCGCATGATGTACTTCCACCCGTAGGGGCGGTCTTCAGGCTTGAGGACATTAGCTTTCTGGTTGAGTTTGCCGTGTCGGGTGTACACACAGAAGATGACATCGTGCTCTTCGTCACCAGCTCTGTCGTAGCTTGCTTTTACCGAGTCCGGGACGTTCTCGTAGCCAAATTTGTCTACGACTCTGGAGGCCCGCCATCTGAGCAGGCGATAGAAGTCTAGGCATTGTCCCTTTGAATCGGGCTCGAAATAGACTTGCTTTAGGGGTACGGAAGTGAAGGTGAGACCCTTCCATTGTTCCAGTGCATCGGACAGGGGCTCCTGCATAATTGCCCCGGTAGCGAAACTGGTCAGGGAACGGTAGGTGTTGTTCGCCTCCAGGTTGAAGTTGGAATCCTGCAATTCGTCGAAGACACGCTTTGAGGCGTCCTCTATCCACACCTGCGCTGCGTGATTTTTTCGTAAGTCCAGATCTCGCCATTGCATCTCAAACCATACTATCGCCGGGTTCGTCAGGGCGCCGTGGATGGATGACGCAAGCTGAATATGCGCCTGTACTGCAGTCGCGTCGTAGATATCTCTTTTTGACCACTCGACACCGTGTTCGCCCCCGCCATCCCGGAAGAACCTTCCACGGTACGGTGCGACATACCTCTCTATCACCTGCCATTGTTGCTCCACGGTCTTGCGTTCTGACCACAATGCCTCGAACTTCTTCCTGATCTGTGACGCGTCCATTAGCCTGCGGCCCTCTTGGCGTGCGATGACAGGTTGACCGACGCGCTTGAGTTAAGCAGTCGAGGGTCCCATGCCTGAGATGCGTAGCGCATCATATCCGTCGAATCACTGGCGTAGTCGTGGACAGGCTTATCCTTGAAGATATTGTTCTTCTCGTCATACTCGCGGCGGTACGCCTGCAACATATCCAGAACGTGTAGGGTATTCTCGTTCTCGTTGACGTGCAAGACCTTGAGAAACGCCCTTAAGTTGTCGATGCCGTCACTGAGACCCCCTTTGGGCAGAACGTCGAAGATGATACCCAGGTCGTAGGCGGTGTCCACAATCTGCTGGTTGTTGGTGAACTCGGTCTTCTTCAGATCGTGCGGGCCGAAGTGATAATGGAACGTGTAGTCCCTTTGCCACTGGTGCTTGACGTGCCTTATGTAGTGCGGCAGTCCCTTGTTCCTGTCCTCGTAGGCGTCCATCAGGATCGGGTGCCCGGTGATCGGGTGCGACATGAACACCCCGATGGCGGTCTTGTCGCGAACCCCGATGTCCCACGCCGTCATGGCGTACTTTCTGGCGTCGTTGGCGTAGAACCCCAGTCGGTTGTTCCTGATGTCGTTCACCTCCGCGGTAAAGTACGCCCCCTGTAAGCCGCCTTCCCAAGACACGTAGTACTCCTGCTGGAGCAGGGACTCGTCCATACCCTCGCGGCGTTCTTCCTCGAGGATCTCCTGGGTGATGATGGGGGTGCCGTCTTCCCTGAAGGTCTGGGTAATGTCGCGCATCTCACAGAACCAGTTGGGTGCATCCTGATTGGTCTTGAACATGCGGTGAAAGTGGTTGTGTCCCCGGGGGGTGGAGATGAATATTGCCCAGCCATTATTCTCGGCGAGCATGGGACGAATGTAGGACCACGCTGCCGGGTTGGCGATGGCGAACTCCGAGAATACCACGCCAATAGGATTGGCCCCAACAAGGGAGTCGAAGTTGTCTGATCCAACCATTTGAATAACTGATCCATTGATGAGCTCGATGTACATTTCCTGGTCATGGGTTTTCTTCCTGATTTCTTTCGGGACAGCCTGATCGATGACTTTCCTGCCGTTGCGGTCGATGCCGTTCCAGATCACCTTCCGGGCTTGGGTCGCGCTGGGTAACATGTGCCAGTATACACCCACCTTCTGCATGGCACAGGTCGCAAGATAGTTGATCGCAAAGGAATCTTTCCCCGCCCTGCGATGCCAGCATAAGGCGGCTCGTTTGAGCCCGGCCTGCATCTTGGTCCAGACCGGCATCTGATGCTGCATTGGGACCCAGTCGTTGGGGATCGTTATCTGGGCCATTACGGGACGATGATCTTGTCAGCGAGTGATGGGGCGCGGCTTGGTGGTTGCGGCACGAAGGTGGAGGTGGTCCCGGCTTTGTAGTGGTCAACGAAGATCCAGCCGCCGGGCACCGCGAGGACGTGGCTCTGGGGGCCGGTGTTGAGCACCTCCCCCAACATCAGGGTGGAAAGCAGATGGGCGCACTGGGTCGCGTTGGTGACTCTGTTGGCGTGCTCTTTGTCCCTTTGTTCCTTGATCTGGTCAGGCTGGGGCTTCTGGCTCATTATCGACCTCTATCGTGATGGGGGTGAACTCCTCACCAGTACTGGTGGGGGTTATGTCTTTGGGTTGCTGGCGTTGTGATTCGTGGTGGACGCTCACCTGAAAGTTCTGGATGTTCACGGTGAGGCCGGCCTCCTGGGCGTCGGCGTCTGGCTTGTAGTCCCCCGATTGCTTGTTGAGCATGTCCAACGCCCTTAAGGCGGTCAGGGGGTGCGTGTTCTCCCCCTTCAGGGCGATACGCCACGCCATGTTCCTTCTACTGGATAGCGAGGGTCCGTTCCTGAGATCTTCCAGCCGGGTGTGCAGCGCCATCAGCTTGAGCCCCCGGGGGCTCGCGAGGGCGGTGTTGATCGTAGCCGGGCTGGTTTTCAGTGCTTTGGTGATCTCAGCCTTGGTGCTGCCTTTGAAAAACATCTCGGCGATCTGGCGGTGGCGCTGGGGCATGGCAGTGCGCAGTTGGGATAGCTCGTGAGCGACCCGGGCCTGGGTCATCTGGTCGGGGTCGGAGTACTCGTCGGGCTCGAGGTAGCTGACCTGATGCGCGAGCCGGGCTTCCTCGGACTCACCAAGGGCAGTATAGGTGTTTGGCACAACAGTCAGCTGGGTCATCAGCGGAGTCTATTATATGGGGCTGGTAGGTGCAACTGTTGGTGTTGTAGTTTTTACAACATTTAGGTGGGTGTGTGGTTTTTTGGTGGGGAGCTCCGGATGAGGCGAAGGCCGGGGGCCCAACCTCCGGGTGGGCCCCCGGCCTTCGCGTAGACACAAACAAAAATTTTCGTAGAAAATTTTTGTTTGTGGCTATTTTAGCGCGCGCGCCTGGCTGCGGGCGTGAATGATGGCGTATTGGCTATGGATCGCTGTTAATTGACTGGTAATCAGTAGGCATATAGGTAGATAGGCATCGT